CATCGAGCATCGGGCGGGCGGGCTGGTGCCAGTCGCGGCGAGCTCGCGCGAGCAGGCCGAGGTGCTGTACCAGCAGGCGGCGGGCTTCGTGCTCCGCTCACCGGCGCTGCGCGGCCGCTTCCGGTGCCTGGAGGGGTACCGGCGCATCCGCTACGACCCGCTCGGCGCCCGCATCCAGATCTTCGCGGCCGACGACCGCACGGGTGACGGCCAGATCCCGACGCTCTGCCTGCTGGACGAGCTGCACCGGCACCCGGACCTGCGCCTGTACCGAACCTGGCGGGGGAAGATCGAGAAGCGCGGCGGCCAGGTGGTGGCCATCTCGACGGCGGGCGAGCCGGGCGGCGAGTTCGAGGAGACCCGGGAGCGCATCCGCCAGGCAGCCACCGAGGTGACGCGCCGCGGGTGCTTCCTGCGGGCGGCATCGCCGGAGCTCGTGCTGCACGAGTGGGCGGTGCCGGAGAAGGGCGACGTCGAGGACCTGCGCCTGGTCAAGGCGGCCAACCCCTTCAGCGGGGTGACGCTGCGCCAGCTCGAGCGCAAGCGCAACTCGCCGACGATGACGCTCTCGCACTGGCGGCGGTTCAACTGCAACCTGCCGACCCGCTCCGACGCGGCCGCCATCCAGGAGGCCGAGTGGCACCGGGCGGCGAGCGCCGAGGAGATCCCGCCCGGCGAGCCGATCTGGCTGGGCCTCGACCTGCACTGGCGGACGGAGAGCACGGCCGCCGTGCCGCTCTGGATGCCGTCCCCGACCTCGCGGCTGCTGGGTCCAGCCGCCGTGCTGCCGACTCCGCGGGATGGTGCCTCACTGGACCCGGAGACGGTGAAGCGGGCCCTGGTAGAGCTGCACAGGCGGAACCCGCTTCACACTGTGGTCATGGCGACCATGCGCGGTGAGGACCTGGCGCAGTGGATCGCCCAGGAGTTCGGGGCCGAGATCGTCGACCGACCGGCATCGGTGCCGCTCGCTGAGCTCGACTACGAGCGCTTCATGGAGGCGCTGCGCAACGGCTGGCTGCACCACGCTGGGGATGGGGGCCTGACCCGGCACGCGCTGAACGCTGTCACCCGAATGTCCCCGGGCGGCAAGTCGCGCTTCATGCGGCCGTCACCGGCCCGCGACGAAGGGGCGCAGCTGCGGGTGATCAACGCGTTGACGGCGGCCGCCCAGATCCACGGCGCAGCTGCGGCTGAGCTGAACGGCGACGAGGGCTGGGGGCTGCTGTGACGGTGATCGGCCGTCGGCTGCGCGCAGCCGACGGCTCGCTGAGGATGCCAGAGCGCCCGGGCGACTACTGCGGCCCGGTAACGGGCTATACGGGCGACGTGCCCGCCGTGTTCTTCCTGAAGCCGAATGCGCGTGCTGCGGATGCGCCACCGCGGGCTCGAAGCGTCCAGCACGTCACAAGTCCGCCGCACACCTTCCGCGAATGCGCCGACGGAAGCCTGGAGATCCGAGCCAGCATCAGTGACTTGGCTATGGGCGGCTCGGAGAGCGATGGCTGGCATGGCTGGCTGGATGAGGGCCACTCATGGCGACAGTGAGCCGTGGCCGCCTGCTCGTCGAGGCGCTGAAGCAGATGGTCTTCCCGGGCTACCGCTCGGACTACTTCTGGGGTTGGCGCTCGGCGATGCTGCTGGACGACCGCAACTACCAGAGCGTCGGCGACGGCTCCTCGAACTCCATCGTGGCGGCCTGCGTGCAGTGGATCTGCCGCACCTTCCCGGAGGCGCCCCCGGCGCTCTGGAGCCTGAACGACCAGGGCGTGCGCTCGCGCATCATCCCGACCGACCCGCGGGCCCGGATGCTGCGGGTCCTGCGCTACCCCACCTCGACGCCAGTCCTGCCGCGCGGCTACTACGCCGGCGTGCACCTCTGGATGGCGACTCTCGCAAGCCGCACCATCGACGGCAACGCATATTGGATCAAGATCCGCGACCAGTCGCCCTTCCGGCCCGGTGGCCCGGCCATCAGCGGCAAGGGCGCGGTCACGCAGCTCTGGTACGTGCCCCACTGGATGATGGAGCCGCGCTGGCCGGAGGACGGCAGCGCGTTCATCGGCCACTACGAGATGAAGGTGAACGACAAGCTGATCCCCTACCCGGTGCAGGACGTCGTGCACTTCCGCGACGGCCTGGACCCGGGCAATGTCCGCAAGGGGCTTTCGCCGCTGCACTCGGTGTTGCGCGAGATCTACAGCGACGAGGAGGCCGCGCGCTTCACGGCCACGATGCTGAAGAACATGGGCGTCCCCGGCCTGATCGTCGCGCCGTCGACCGGCTCTGTGTTCAGAGGCACCGATGCCGAGATGCAGGTGATCAAGGGGCGTGTGAAAGAGGAGACCACGGGCGATCGCCGCGGCGAGCCGCTGATCTTCAGGCAGCCGACCGACGTCCACTCGTTCGGCTACTCCATGCAAGAGATGAAGATGGACGAAATTCGGCACATCCCCGAGGAACGAGTCACCTCGGCGCTGGGCCTGCCGGCGGCCGTCGTGGGCTTCGGCTCCGGCCTCCGCATGACCCGGGTCGGCGCGACGATGGCCGAGCTTCGCGACCAGGCATGGCAGTCGAGGCTGATCCCGGACCAGCGCGTGCTGGGCGAGGAGATCGCCACTCAGCTCTGCCCCGACTTCGGGCTCGACGATGACTCGATCGAGTTCGGCTTCGACAACTCGAGGGTCAAGGTGCTGCAGGAGGACCAGGGCCTCCAGGCCGAGCGCTGGGCCCGTCTGGTCGCTGCCGGCATCGCCAAGCGCTCGGAGGCGCGCGCCGCCTTCGACCTGCCGAGCGGCCCGGAGGACGACATCTACATCCCGCAGCCGGGCGTGCAGGGCGGCACGGCGCCGGGCTCGAACGGTCAGAAGCCGCCGAAGCCCACCCCCGCACCCGCTGACCTGGAGCCAGTCGCATGAACCGCAAGTCCGTCGCCTCGGTGGAGTGGAAGGACGCCGGCGCCGGCACGTTCCGGGCCCGCTTCTCAACCATCGACGTGGTTGATTCGGATATGGACGTCACGTTCCCGGGCGCCTTTCAGGACGGCAAGCAGGTCCCCATCTCGGCCTATGGGCACGAGAGTTGGATGGGGGCGCTGCCGGTCGGCAAGGGCACGCTCAGCTCGGACAAGAAGGGCGCCTATATAGATGGGGCGTTCTTCCTGAACACCACGCCGGGACGCGATACCTACGAGACGGTGAAGGCGCTGGGCGATCTCCAGGAATGGTCCTACGGCTATGAGGTGCTGCAGGCGACGTTCGACCAGGAGGCGCTGAAGGAGTTCCCGGGCGCGCTACGCGGGCTCATAAAGGTGGCGGTGCACGAGGTCAGCCCGGTGCTGAAGGGCGCCGGGGTGGACACGGTGACGCAGATGATCAAGGCCGCGGGCAGCGCCGGCGACCTGCCGCTGGCCGACCGAGCGCGGGGCTGGGACGCCGGCGCTGCCCGCGCCGCGGTAACCAGCTGGGCCGCGGGCGACTGGTCGAAGTACAGCCGCGCCTTCTTCTGGCACGACTCGGCCGCGACCGACCAGGCCGGGTCCTACAAGCTCGGCTTCGCGACCGTCGACGGCGGGACGCTGACGGCGGTCCCTCGAGGCATCTTCGCGGCGGCGGCGGCCATGCAGGGCTCACGCGGCGGCGTCCAGATCCCCGATGGGGACCGCGGCGCTGTGCGGGCCCGCATCGCGGCGTACTACGCGAAGATGCGGGACAAGTTCAGCGACGACTCGATCGTCCCGCCGTGGGACGACACCGGCAAGAGCCTTAGCCTGGCGAGCCACGCCGAGGCCGTGCTGGCCGACATCGACGCGCTCAGTGCGCGCACGGCCGACCGCGCGGAGTTCCGCGCCAAGGAAGGACGACGCCTGTCGTCGCAGACGCGCGACCACCTGAGCACGTTGATGACCGCCTTGACCGATGCCGCTACGGGGCTCCGTGGCTTGCTCGATGAGGTGGAAACGGGTAGTGGGAAAGATGCGGTGCCCGCTGACATCCTGAAGATCGCCGCTGACACTCAGGCGCGAAATGACGCCGAGTGGCAGCAGTTCCTCAAGGAGCAGCGGATCTATGAGCGAGCTGGCACAGAAGCGTGAGGCGCTGCTCACCAAGCAGAAGGACCTGCGTGAGGTCCTGGCCGAGGCGAAGGACCCGAGCGGGAACCTGAACCTGGACCGGATCACCTCCATCCAGGGCACCGTCGAGCAGAAGCAGCAGCACATCCGCAAGCTGAACGACGAGTGCTCGGACCTCGGCCGGGCCTGCGAGATCCTGGCCATCGAGGAGAAGACGGTCGAGCTGTCGGCGCGCATCGACGGGCTGATGGAGGGCCCGTACACACCGGGCGCGGGCCTCAAGTCCCTGGGCGAGCTGTACACGCAGTCACCGGGCTTCAAGCAGCGCAGCCGGGGCAGCCTGGGCGCGCAGTACACGGCCGATCTGGACCCGCGGTCCTGGATCGCCGAGCAGAAGGCGACGATGACGACCGCAGCCGGCTGGGCGCCGCAGGCCATCCGGTCTGGCGTGGTGGTCCCGCTGGCCGCCCGGCCTGTGCAGATCCTGGACCTGCTGCCGATGGCGGAGACTTCGCAGGCAACGGTCGTCTACATGGCCGAATCGACGCTGACCTCGGGCGCCGCGGAGACGGCGGAGGCTTCGGCCTACGCGCAGTCGACGCTGGTCCTGACCGAGACCTCGAGCCCGGTCCGCAAGGTCGCGACGTTCCTGCCGACCACCGATGAGCAGCTGGACGACGTGCCGATGGTCCAGGGCTACATCAACAGCCGGCTCCTGTTCCTGGTCCGGCAGCGCCTGGACCTGCAGGTGCTGACCGGGAACGGCACGCCGCCGAACCTGACCGGCATCCTGAACGTGGGCTCGATCCAGACCCAGGCGAGGGCGGGCGACACGGCGATGGACGCGATCTACAAGGCGATGGTCAAGGTGATGATCACCGGCCGCGCCTTCCCTTCGGGGCACATCATCCACCCGACCGACTGGCAGAACATCCGGCTCCTGAAGGACACCCAGGGCCGGTACATCTGGGGCTCGCCGGGCGACGCCGCCCCGGACCGCCTGTGGGGCCTGCCGGTCGCGCAGTGCGACGCCTCCGCGGCCGCGACCTCGGTAGTGGCCGACTTCGCGAACTTCACGCAGCTGGTCTTCCGGCGCAACGTGGATGTCCAGATCGGCTTCGTGAACGACGACTTCATCAAGGGCCAGAAGTCCATCCGGGCCGATGTCCGGGTCGCCTTCGTGGTCTACCGTGCGGCCGCGATCTGCACGGTCACCGGCCTCTGATCCTGGTCATCCTGGCGGGGCGGCCGGCGCTGCCCCGCATCACTTAATTCAAGAGGAGGCTTGACAAATGCCGGTAACCGAGGTCGCGCGGGGCATCCGCCACGCGGCCGGGGAGTACGACTTCGCGGTCGACGGCGGCGCGGTCAGCACGATCACGATGCGGAGCTCGCCGAACGACCCGCTGGGGAACGACCTCCCGAACAACGCCGTCATCCTGGGCGGCTACATCGAGGTCGACACGGTGCTGACCTCGGGCGGCGCGGCCTCCGTCGGCGTCAACTCGGAGGCGGTCGGCGACCAGCTGGCGACGGCCCTGATCAGCGGTGCGCCCTGGTCGACGACCGGGAGAAAGAGCATCATCCCCGTGTTCACGGGAGCGACCACGGTCAAGACGACCGCGCGCCGCCAGCTGGCGGTGGCGATCACGGCGGCGGCCCTGACAGCGGGCAAGTTCCGCGTGGTCGTGATCTACATGGCGGGGACGCCGTAGCGATGCCGCAGTGGATCGCGGACCGGCGCCTCTACCTGACCGGAGGCGGCCTGAGCGACCCGAAGGCCCGGGTCGTCGAGCACAACCACCCGGAGGCCGCCTGGCTGCTCGTCGCCGAGGGCCAGCTCCTGGACGCGGGCTACGTGCAGCGGTTCGGCCTGCCGGCGAGCCTGTACGAACAGGAGGCGCCGGCCGAGGACGGCGGCGAGAAACAGGCCGAGCCGGCCGAGGACAAGATGGCCGAGCCGCCTGCGAACAAGAGCGCAACGCCGGGGCCGCCCCGGCAGAGGAGAACCTGATCATGGCTGGCAAGCGAGCGACCAAGGCATCGCCGGTCCCGCCGGGTACGCATGCCTCGTCGGTGCCATCGGCCGGACCGATCGGGCCGACCGGCTACCCGCCGACCAACTACGCCGAGCCGGCGGCGGCCATGCCGGCCGGGCCGGAGGTGACTCACATCAGCCTTCCGAGCGCGTGGCCGACCACGGCCCCGGTGCTGGGTGGCATCTCGGCCAGCGCCGGCCCGGTGGCGCCGCTCTTCGGCAACGCGGAGATGCACCCGGGCGTGCTTCCCGACGACGACCCGCCCTACCCGCCGGACACGCGCGAGGGCGCCCCGACCCCGATGTCCAACCTGCCTTTCCAGAACGCGCCGATGGTGCCGAGCGCGCAGCTCGCGCCAGCCGGCCAGGTGACGCTGCCGAGCGGCGGCGTGCCCATGGCGACCACGAGCGAGCCCGCGGGCGAGGTGCCGTTCAGGCCGGCTGACACGACCGAGCAGGGCCGCTGATGGCATTCAACAGCCCGGTCGCCGTCGAAGCCTCATCGGCGAAGACGGCGACCGGGAACTCGGCGGCCGCGATCACGATCGACGACCCGGGGTCTCAGCTCGCTCTGCTCGTGAACGTCTCGGCCGTCTCGGGCACCACGCCCACGCTGGACCTGAAAGTCCAGTGGTCGCACGACGGCGGCACGACCTGGGCGGATGCCGAAGCCATCGACTCCTTCACGCAGATCACGGCCGCCAAGGTGGTGGTAAAGATCTTCGCCCGCAAGGCGCCTCACTTCCGGCTGTTCTGGACGATCGGCGGCACGACGCCGAGCTTCACCTTCGGCGTCACCAGGACCAGCCACTGATGGCGCTGGAAGCCGTCCCGCGCGTCGCGCGCATCCTGCGCGGCACGAGCGCCAGCCCCCGCATCGAGGTCTATCTCGACGGGGCGCTGACGAATGCCACGGCGGGCCCGACCGTCGTGGTGACGCGCGCGGACGGCACCGTCATCGCCGGGCTTCCGGCGGCGACTTCCGATCTGACAGGCATCTATGAGGTGCTGCTGACCGGGGCGCTGGGGACGGGCACGCTGGACGTGCTGACGGCGACCTGGTCGGGGACCTGGTCCGGCCAGGTGCAGACCTTCACGAGCGTGCACGAGGTGGTCGGCGCCCACCTCTTCGGCGAGGTCGAGGTGCGCAACTTCGGGGACAAGGCGCTCTCGGACACGGCGGCGTTCACGAGCTCGGCCATCGCCGAGGCGAGAGATCGCATCACCGACGACTTCGAACGGATCTGCGGCGCCTCGTTCATCCCGAAATACGCCCGCGAGATAAAGGACGCCGACCGCTCCAACCTGCTGCAGCCGACCAGCCCGCTCTCGCGCGCCGGCGTGCAGGGCGGCACCGGCTGGGTCGGCAGCTGGGTCTCGGGGAGCTGGTATTGGGAACTGCCGATCGGCCACCGGCGACCAAGCAAGGTCGTCGCGGTGACGGCCGACGGCATTGCGCTCGGCTCCTCCGACCTGGCGCTGATCGTGATGGATCCGACCGGGCGGCTCCTACGCCCGGCGCCCTGGTCGCTCTTCGGCCGGGGCAACATCACGGTGGCCTACGAGTACGGGTGGGACCGCGTGCCGCCGAAGATCAAGCGCGCGGCGATGATCAAGGCGCGCTACGACCTGCCGGCGCAGGACGTCAGCGGCCGGGCCACCTCGTTCATGACCGACCAGGGCCAGTTCGTCCGCATCTCGGTCCCCGGCCCGATGACGCCGACCGGCATCCCGGAGGTGGACGAGGCGCTGGCCGACTACATGGAGTTCGTGTTCGCCTGATGGCCAGGATGCCCGGACTGGCGCTGAATCCGCCCGCGCGAGGGAATCCCTGACGTGGCCTCCTCGACGGCCTCAGCCTTCATCGTGGCGCTGCGCATGGCCCTTCAGGCACGGGGTGGCCTGGCGGGGATTCCGGTCGATCTAGTGGCGCCCGCGGATCTGAGCCTGGCCGATCGCGTGGTCCTGGTCCGGGCGAAGCTCGAGGGGACCCAGGAGTACGCCGCCATCGGCCATTTGCGCCGGAACGACGGCTACCTGATCCCCGGCCTCATCCGCGCCATCAAGCAGACCGGCGCCGCGGGCGCGCAGGACGGCGACTCAGTGTTCCAGGCAGCCATGGACCGCGCCGCTGCGCTGCTGGACGAGGTGATCCTGCAGCTGCGCGACGCGCCGCCGGCGGTGGGCAACCAGACCATCCTGGCCCGCGTCAGCAACGTGGCCTACCTCCCCTTCCCCGCCGATCAGGGCGGCTGGGCGGTCGACTGTGAGTTCGAGATCGAGTACACGGCGCGGGTGTCGTGAGGAGTGAGCCGTGAAGCTGATCTACGACGGGATGTTCGACGAGATGGAGGTGCCGGCCGCTGGCATCGTCGCCAAGCGCGGCGAGCCCGTCGACGTGCCCGACGAGATCGGCGCATCCTTGCTGCGCGCCGGGACCGAGATCGCCGACGACGGAACGGAGACAGCGCCGGCGCGGCCCGACTGGAAGCTGGCCGAGCCGCCGGTGATGGCCGCGAAGGCCCGGAAGGAGGAATAGCCGATGCCGATCGGAACCGGCCTCGCCGCACAGCTCGGCCTCGCCGAGGAGTCCACCTTCGGCACCTACGTGGCGCCGGCGCGCTACCACGAGTTCGTCAGCGAGAACGTCAACCTGAAGGTGGAGCGCATCGAGGCGAAGGGCCTGCGCTCGGGTCAGCGGGTGCTGCGCTCCTCGCAGTGGGCGGTCGGCAAGCAGACGGCCGATGGCGACGTCGTGCTGGAGGTCTGGAACAAGTCGCACGGGCTCTGGCTGAAGCACGCGTTCGGCTCGGTGGCGCTGAGCCAGCCCTCGGTGGGCACTGACCCGGGCGTCTGGGACCAGACCTTCACCCCCGGCGACCTGGTCGGGAAGTCGCTGAGCGTGCAGCTCGGCCGACCGGACCAGGCAGGCGTGGTGCGCGCCTTCTCGTACAAGGGCTGCAAGGTCGCGAAGTGGAAGCTCGAGTGCAAGATCGGCGAGCTGCTGAAGCTCACGCCGACGCTGATCGGCCAGTCCGAGGACACCTCGCAGGGCCTGGGCACCGCCAGCTACCCGACCGGCGTGCAGCTCTTCACCTTCACCCAGGGCACGCTGACCATCGGCGGCGCCGGCGTGGACGTGCGGGAGGCGACGCTGACCGGCGACAACATGCTCTCGGCAGACCGCTACAAGCTCGGCGCCGCGCTCCGCAAGGAACCGCTCGAGGCCGGGACGCGCAAGTACGACGGCCTGCTCAGCTGCTACTTCCCCGATCTGAGCCTGTACAACCGGTTCACGGCCGGGACCGAGGCGGCGCTGGTGCTGGCCTTCGTGGGCGCGCTGGCCGGCCCCACGCTCTTCTACCAGCTCACCGTCACGGCGAACGTGCGCTTCGACGGAGACACGCCGAACGTGTCGGGGCCGGCCGAGATCATCGAGGCGCTGCCGGTGAAGTGCATGGATGCGGGCTCGGGCGCGATCACCGTCGTCTACCGGTCGACGGACACGGCCTCGTGAACAGCCTCAGCATCGAGGTGAGCGGCGTGCGCGAGGCGGAGGCTGCGCTGCGCGCCTTCCCGGATGCGGTCGACCATTCATTTCAAGGTCGGCTGCGCGACGTCGCCCGCGCGGTGGCCGCCAAGGCGCGGGCGCGCGCCTCCTGGTCGCGCAAGATCCCGCCCGGCATCCAGTACAGCTCGAGCGGCGAGGGGGCGACCGTGGAGTACCTGGCCAGCGCGCCGGCGATCGGGCGCCTGTCCGAGCTTCGCGACGTCTGGACGCACCCGCTCTTCGGCGACCGGCGCCACATGTACCCCCAGCGCGGTCGGCCATTCCTCGATCCGGCCGCGGCCGGCGCCGAAGCCGCGCTCGCTCTGGAGGCGGAGGTCGCCATCGAGGTGGGCATGAAGGAGGTGGACCTGTGACCGAACCGCTCCGTGTCACGTCCGGCCGGGAGCCGCTTCGGGAGCTGACCATCGACATGCGCCGGGTGAAGCCGGCCGTGGTGAAGGAGGTCGAGCAGCGCCTCGGCGAACCGCTCAGCGCCGCCGGCCGGAAAGGCCGCGAGGCCGACATCATGTGGGCCTTCGCCTTCGCCGTGGGTCGCCGCCAGGACCCCGAGCTGACCTGGGAGGAGGCCGGGGAGATCGATGTCACGCTCATCCGGGCGGTGGACGTCCCTCCTACCGGCGCCGGTGGCTGAGGGCGGAGGCGGCCGTCGCGGCTCGCTTCGGCCTATCGCTGCACGAGATCCGCGAGGACCTGGAAGCGTGGGAGTTTGAGGAGCTGCTGACGATCATCCGGGAGGAGGCGAAGCGCTGACATGGCCCGCGAGGTGAAGGTTGAGTTCGTCGGCAACGCCCGCAAACTCACCGAGTCGGCGCTGGAGGCCGTGGCCGCGCTCGAGGGCGTGAAGGCAGGAGCCGTCGTGTCCGAGGATGGCATGTGGGCCGCCAGCGCCAGCGCGACCGGCCTGGGAGATCAGCTCAAGGGGCTCTCAAGCGTGAGCCAGTACATCGTCCCGGTGCTTATCGGGCTGGCGGGAGTCATCGCCTTCGCGCTGACGCCGGCGATCACCTTCCTGGTCGGCGAGCTGGGCGCGCTGGCCCTGGGCACGCTGCCGCTGCTGGCGCTGGGCGGGCTGGCGGTCATCTTCACGCAGCTAGAGATCCAGACCGGGCGCTGGGCCTCGAGCACGAAGGAGCTGGACGCCGCCAATCAGAGCCTGACCGCCGCCACCAAGGCGCACGAGCAGGCGCTCCGGACCCTGAAGGAGGCGCAGGACGGGCTGGCCCCCGGTCAGAAGCTCTCGCAGGTCCAGCTGGACCATATGCAGGACCTGAACAAGAAGGTTGCCGAGACGGGGCTGGCCGTCGCGGCGGCGACGGATGCCCAGACCGCCGCCCTGAAGAAGGCCGACAACCCGTATCTGACGCTACGAACCCATCTGGAGGCTGTCGCCAATGAGGTGGCCGCCCGCGTAGAGCCGGCGCTGCAGGGCCTCTTCGACTGGCTGGACCGACTGGTCCCGGCGGGCCAGACCTTCGCCGACCGGGCGGTGGACTGGTTCAGCGTGACGCTGCCGGGCGCGCTGCACGAGATGCAGGGGGTCTTCGGCGCCGTCAGCCTGACGGTGGAGGGGATCATCGGCGATATCGGCCGGGCCTTCGACGACCAGTTGGGCCACCCCAAGTCCTTCCAGGATGCCGTGGAGGTGGCCTTCAACCAGGTCCGCGGCGCCATCAACTGGGTCCTGACGGAGCTCGCCACGCTCAGCGCCTGGTGGGAGTCGGACGGCAAGAGGTTCGCCGCCGACGCGCAGTTCGACATCACCATCCTGGCGGCCGCCTTCGACTGGACGGCCCACGCCATCTCAGACGTCGCCGCCGCGGCCCACGACTTCGGCATGGCGTTCGACGCGATCGGCACCACCATCCACAACGTCATCGGCGAGGTCGAGGCGGTGATCGGTGCCATCCAGCGGCTCCAGTCGGCGATCAACTCGATACCCTTCGTGGGCGGCGCGCTCCAGCAGATCGGGTCCACGCTCCATGTCCCCGGCCTCCAGCACGGCGGCATGGCCGAGGCCGGCTCCTGGTTCATGAGCGGTGAGGCGGGCCCGGAGCTGGGCTACGCGCTCCCGGGCGGCGGCGTCAGCATCTTCCCCCACGGCGGCGGAGGCGGCGGGGGGGGCGGGGGACAGTCCCCGGTCTACAACTACACCGTGAACGTCAGCGTTCCGGTCGGTGCCCACCCGGCCGCGGTGGGCCAGACCATCGTGGCAGCGATCCAGGAGTACGAACGCAGCAGCTCGGCGGCCTGGCGGAAATAGAAGCCGGTGGGTTTTCCGCAGGTCATCGTCGAAGTCGCCTTCTCGGTGGGCGCCTCAACAGGAACCCTCCTTCATCTGGATGATGCCCAGCGCGGGAAGCTCGACACTGGCACGCTGGCAGCGGACATCACCTGGACAGACATCAGTGATTGGGCCCTGCACGTCTCGACCGGCCGCGGCAGCAACCGCGTCGAGAAGCCGATCATCCGCTACGACGCAGCCACAGCGGCCATCATCCTCGACAATGCTGACCGGAGGTTCGACCCCGCCAACCTGAGCGGGCCCTACGTCAGCGCTGGCCTGACCCAGGTAACCCCGATGCGCGCGGTGCGCATACGTGCGGTCTGGGCTGGACTCACCTATGACCTGTTCCGCGGCTTCGCGGACGAGTGGCGGATCAGCTACTTCGAGCCCAGCTACTCAATGGTCGTCCTCACGGCGAGCGATGCGATGAAAGTGCTCGCGAACAATGACCGAGGCGCGGGAGCGGCGGTCGGCGGCAGCGAGAACGCCGGGGCGCGCGTCAACCGCATCCTCGACTCGGCAGGCTGGGCGGCTGCTGACCGAAACGTAGCTGTCGGGAACTCGACTCTCCAGGCCACGACG